AGAAAACCAGGGCAATCGGGTCAGGCTCTCGCGTACTCCATACCCAAGAGCGCCCCGGCTGGGTTGCTAAATCACGGTGGGCGCTGCCAGATACCATGCCGCTGGATTACGCAGCCTTCACCGAAGCACTCGTAACCGCAATGCAACCACAACTCGACACAAAGGAATAAGCAAATGGCTGAACTTGATTTCGTATTCGATCCGAACGTTGTTGCGGATCGTGTTGATTACACGCCGTTTCCGGTTGGCGAATACATCGCAGAAGTTACCGGCAGCGATTACAAGACGACCAAATCCGGCAACGGAAAGTTCATCGAGCTTGAATTTACCATTCTCGACGGCGATTACGCTGGCCGTAAGTATTGGGACCGTCTCAATGTCCGGCATGAGAACCAGATGGCAATGGACATCGCCAATGCTTCTATGAAGGATTTGATGCGGGCGATCGGCAAGCCCAACGAATCCTGCAACAACACCAATATGCTTCACGGCATTCCGGTGAAGTTGAAGATCGGCATGTCCAAGCGCAAGGATACCGGCGAGGATCAGAATACGGTGCGCTACAAGCCCATCAGCGATGCTCCGGCTGCGTCCACCAAACCAGCGGCGAGCAACTCTGGCGGTCCCAAGAAGAAGCCTTGGGAAAAGTAGCAAGCGAGGCCGGGGGTGTAACGCCCCCGGCTTTTCACGCCAGAAGTTAAGGAGGAAAAATGATGGACCTTACCCCAGTCTGCCTCAGTCTATTCGCCATAACCCTGATACTGTTTTCGATCTTTATTGTGCTTTGGCGTATTGCCATCGCATTGGAGAAACGCACATGACCACCCCATCAACGAAGGGCGTGCGCCGGACCATGCTTTCAGGATCGATGTCGCGCGGCATTGGCGGAACCTTCACCACGAGCATCGGCGAGGGCTACAACGAGGATCCCAGAGGCAACCGCACGCCACTGACAGATGAGCAGCGCGCGGCCTTCGAAAAGGCGTTGGCGCGGTCTTTGAACGAGACTAAGGACATGGAGTGAGAGAATGACCACCCCATCCACAGACGAGCGTGAGCGGTTAGCGCGGATCATTGACGCGGCTTGGTCTGCGTCACCGTTCGATATTTACGCGTCGGAGCAAGTCGCCGCCATCCTCTCCGCCGGTTTCCGGCTCCCCGTTCCTACCACCCCGACGCATCGCTGCGTGAACTGCAAACGAGAGTGGCAAGAGACGCAGTTGGAGGTGTGGCAAGGCTTCCCCGTGAAACAGCACTGCCCGGAATGCAAAAGCGCGTGCGCCAAGATGGACCCCGTTCCCACCACCCCTCCCGCCGATGAGCAAAGTTGGGCGGAGTTGGCGGCGAAGACTGTTCAAAGTTCAGACAATGCTTGGGAGAAGTACGCGAACAAGCAATACGCACGCTCATTTTCTAATGAGTATGTCTTGGCTCAGGCCGTTCAATCCCTCCTCCACAAGCTGGCGAGGGAGAGGGAGGGCGGAGTAATCGGCCCACAAGAGGTGTGGGAGAGGCTTTGGGACGCAGGGCTGGAGACCACAGAGCAGGAGAGCACCGATGGACGCTGAGAAGCTGGCTCGTGACATTGTTGAGCGTGTGATTGAACGCATTGAAAATGACGGCACGCTGGACGCGTTGGAATACGACCGCGCCCGCGTCTATATCGCCATTGTCCTCACCACCGCCCGCAACGCAGGGCTGGAGAGAGCGGCGGAGATTGCGGAGGAACGACAAAAGCATTTTGCTGATGTCCTCGACCGCACGATTGAGCGCGGAGAAGAGTGGTTACGCTGGAATGCGCGAGCGCAGTCAGCCAAAGACATAGCCCAGGCCATACGGCGGGAGATTAAGTGATGGGCACGAAGAAAAAGCCGGTAAAGGCATGGGCGGTTCATGACTCAATTGGCCGTCCGTACCTAGAATCAATCCGTCGCACACGATGGCTTGCAATCCGAGCTTACGTGGAGCCGCGCAAATATGTTTGGGAAGTCTGTGTAATCCAGGACCGAGCAAGCGTCCGTAAAGTTCTTGTTCAAGGAGTTAAGTAGATGAGTTGGTGCAACACGCTCCCCGGCCTGAAAAAGTATAACGACGGGCAAACGCTTGTCGTGCGAACTGGCCCCGAGGACGGCAATGTCACTTTGTCGATTACGCCCATTGATGAGACGGCCAATCCTGGCAAGTGGGTATCATTACCACCGGGCGTGGCGTTCAAAATCGGATTGGCGCTGATCTGCAATTCAGTGCGGGCGGTGCTGCGATGACCTCCCTCGCCGCGCTGATCAACATAAAGGGGGATGTGTAGATGGTAGAGGAAATGGATATGGGGAAGGCCGCTACGCGGGGTCTGGCGGTGCAAGATGAAGCGCCTGCGTTCACTCCGGGGCCGTGGGCAGTTTACCGCGCCTCGGTCACTTATCCGCCAGAAACCGGGTTGCCTCCTGGTACGCGCGTCATGATTGGAATCGGTGACGCGGACGCTGGTGGAGTGACTGACGCCAACTTTGCTCTCTGGCGGAGTGGCCCTGAGCTTGAGGCCAACGCCCGCCTAATCGCCGCCGCTCCTGAGATATACGAGGCGCTGAAAGAGTGCGCTGACGGATTGGCTGAATACGTCGAAGCCTACTACGAAAAGACCAAGGAGTATCCGAGCGAACGCCGCCGGTATGAACGCGATATTGAGCCCGTGTTGAAGGCACGCGCCGCTCTCGCCAAGGCCACCGGCCAGCCCCGCGCAACGGCAAACCCCCTCATCCCTCCTACCGGAGAATAGGACATGACCACCACAGATAAGGATGTAAGCGCCGCTGCGCGGGAGCCTACGGAGATGGAGTTGCGTGTCTCTGCCGCACTAGATGAGCGCATTGAGGTCTGGTTCCGCGAACACACCGAAGCAAAGTTCGACACGGTAGACCTAGCCCGCACCGCAATCCGCGCAATGCGTGAGCCTACAGCGGACATGAACAACGCTGGAGATGACCATTCCGTCGTGCCCGCGAATATCTGGCGAGTTATGATCGACGAAGCCAGCCCATCCAGCGAGGTGAGTAAATGACCGACTTCGGCATTAAACACGACGCTGGCAAGCCTCTGGTGTTGCGCGGGTTTCTGAAACAATTCCCGCGAGCCGTTGAGGAGGTGGCGCGGGCGTCGGAGTTTGGCGCGGCCAAGTACACATGGAACGGTTGGGAGACTGTGCCTGACGCACTGGAAAGGTACAGCGAGGCCCTGGCGCGGCATCTAATGAAGGACGGCACAGACCCCGAGAGCGCCATGCTCCACGCTACCCACGCCGCATGGAACGCAATGGCGCGGCTGGAACTGATATTAAGGAAGAAGTAATGGTCCCCATAAACCTGCCAGACAACACGCTCACGCGTATGAACGAAGCCCTTGAGGCGCAGCATGTCTCGGAGCAGCGTGGATACATTGGCGCGTCCTCGATTGGTGCGGCGTGCGAGCGGCGCATATGGAATCAATTCCACTGGGTCAACGCGGAGAAGATGACTGCCAAGTCCCTCAAGGCGATCGCGGACGGTCACTACAGCGAAGAGATTATGGCGGGCCGGTTGCGGTTGGTTGACGGCATCTCGCTTCACACTCACCAGGAGAACGGCAAACAGTTTGGGTTTGAAGACGGCCACATTCGCGGACATCTGGACGGCATCATGCAAGGGCTGGAATACAATCCAGAAAAGCATGTCTGGGAACACAAGTGCGTAAACGTCGAGAAGTTTGGCAAGCTTTTGAAGCTAAAGGTCCACGACGAGCCAAATGCTTTGCTGGAATGGGACGAGATTTACTACGCGCAAGCCCAGCTATATATGCACTATTTCAACATCATGTGGCATTACCTGACGGTCTGCACTCCCGGTAGCCGGGATGAGACATCGTGCATTACGGCATACAACGCTGAAGCGGCAAACCATTACATCGACAAAGCCAAGAAGATCGCCAGTGCCGACAAGCCACCGCCGCGTATCTCAGAAAACGCGGCATGGTTCCAGTGCAAGATGTGCCCGTTCCCAGATAACTGTCACGGCGGTAAAGTGGCAGAACTGAATTGCCGCACATGCGTTCATTCGACGGCTATTGAAAATAGCAAATGGGTGTGTGAACTGCACACCCAGGAACTCAGTTACGAAGCGCAAAAGACCGGCTGTAAGGATCATCTATTCAACCCAGGCTTAATGCCAGGAACGCAGACTGATGCAGGCGACGGCTGGATTGAATACAAACTCAACAACGGAAACATAATTAGGAATCAAAATGCTACAGTTACGTCCCTACCAACAGCAGGCGGTTGATTCGGTATTCGAGTGGTTTGAGGATGGCGGGCACGACTCCAACCCGCTGATCGTTCTCCCCACCGGAACCGGCAAGAGCCTCGTACTGTCCGAGATATGCCGTCGATCTATCGCTGAATACGGCGAGATGAAGATCGTGGTCGTCACGCATGTCATGGAGCTTATAGCCCAGAACCATGCGGAGATGGTGCGCCAGTGGCCCGAAGCTGACACCGGCATCTACTCGGCTGGCATTGGTAAACGCCAGCACACACCAGCCGTGGTGTTCTGTGGCATTCAATCCGTTCACTCAAAGGCCCACCTGTTCCAGAAGGTGGATTTCGTAATCGTTGATGAGTGCCATTTAATACCTCGTAACACAAGCACGATGTACCAGAGGTTTCTCAGCAGCCTTCGTGTAGCCAACCCGCATATAAAGATCATTGGTCTGACAGCTACCCCATACCGAATGGATAGCGGTATGCTACATACCGGCGACGGCGCTTTGTTTGACGGCATCTGTTACGAATACAGCGTCCTTGACGCAATTCAACAGGGCTACCTGTCCAACCTTGTGACCAAGAACACCCGTGTCGGCCTCAACACAGCCGGGGTTCACACCAGAGGCGGCGAGTTTATACAGTCCGAACTTCAGAACGCCGTGGATGTGGATGAAACTAACCGGCTGGCAGTCGATGAGATTATCGAATGGGGCAAAGACCGCCGATCGTGGTTGGTCTTCGGCTCGGGCGTAGAACATTGCCGCCATTTGCAGGACCACTTCTTACGCAGGAACATTGTCTGCGAAACAATCTTTGGCGACACACCCAAAGAAGATCGCGCCCAGATCATTGACGAGTTCAAACGCGGAGAAGTCCAAGCCCTATGCTCGATGGGTGTGCTGACCACCGGGTTCAACGCGCCGAACGTAGACCTAATAGCCATGCTGCGACCCACCCAATCCCCCGGCCTGTACGTCCAGATCGTTGGGCGCGGCATGAGAATGGCTGACGGCAAAAAGGATTGCCTGATCCTAGACTTTGCCAGGAATATCCAACGGCACGGGCCGGTAGATGCGGCGCAAACCCAACGCGGCCCTCATGTGAATCGCACAGGAGAAGGCGAAGGTGCGCTTGTTAAGACATGCCCTGAATGCAAAAGCGTTGTTCACCTTTCGGCGCGGCAATGTCTGGACTGTGGGTATGAGTTCCCGCAGGAGATTAAGATTGTTTCTACGGCCAGCGTTCTGCCTGTCCTATCGACCGCGATACCCAAGGTCTGGGTGAATGTCGATGATGTTACGTATTCCCTGCATAACAAGGCCGGGAAGCCAGCTAGCATGAGGGTGACTTACTTCTGCGGCTTTCTTAAATATAGCGAGTGGGTCTGCTTTAACCATGAAGGTTATGCAAAGCAGAAGGCAAACATCTGGTGGCGCAAGCGCACATCCAACCTGCCGCCGGAGAATGTTGCTGAAGCCCTTGAGCG